TCAGCAGGTCACCTCCACACCGTTTTGATGACCCAGCAAGACCCACAACTGCGTGCCCTTCTCGGTCAACATCCGCCGGATCATCACCGGCACCTTGTTGGCGTCGCGCGCTCCGCCATCTGTTCCGCCGATCGGCTGCAGCGTCATGCCCACGCCGTCGTTGTTGGTCGCCGCGGGATTGATCCCGCAGTTGAACGCGTAGCCGTCGCCGTTGCCTTGCTCCTCCAGGCTGATGAACTTCATGCCCGGCGAACCCTTGGCCCAGTACCACGCTTCGTTCACGCCTTCAGTCGTGTCCTCCATCTTCGTAGTCAGGCGCACATAAACGGGCGTCCCATCGTCCGGCAGCCCGGTCACTTCCTGCGACGCCGCCGCACCGAATGCACCGTCGTAGTACTCGTGGCCGCCGCGGGTGCTCCCCACCTGCAGCTTGTATTCGTCGGCGCCCACCGGTTCGTTCCACGTGAACGTGATGGTGGTGTTGGTCAGCACCGCGGGCGACGCCGGCGTCGCGATCGCGGCGTAGGTCTCATCGACGGTGTACGCGGCTCCGATCGGGTCTGCGCTCGTGCGGCCGCCATCCTTGACCTGCACCCGCCCGGTGCAAAGCAGCTCGATCTCTTCCCAGTCGTACCACCAGACGCCGCCGGTCTGCGATGTCGCGCCCGTCACGCGCACCAGCACTTCGGTGGCGCGCGGCGTACCTCCCGCGCCACGCGGATGATATCCATGCTCGTCCGAACCAGACTGCAGCTGCCCCAACTCGAACAGCTCCTGCTGCCTGCGAACAATTGCCGCGGATTCCGATCTGCTGCGCGCCATCACGCACTCTCCATGCCGCGCAGCAGCGGCGCATCATCCAGGGTCAGCATCGTGGTTTGCGCATCGACCTGGTAGACCTTTTGCGTGATGATCGGCAGCGCCCCATAGATGGGCGCTTCGGGGTCGTCGACGATCGTGTTGAACGCAATCACCTCCGTGGGGCCCCGCCGGATCCCCGACACGCGCGCCCCCAAGGGAAATTCCTCCTCTTCGATCCAGGGAATGCTCGCCTCGCCGGCCCACTTGCCGCGCACCCGCGTGGCCAGCAGCGACGCCGCAAGCTTGTTCGCGGCGGCCGTGTCATCCCGCGCCGTCCCGAGGGCGTCCACCTCCGGCGCCGTAGTCGCCTCCACATCCGTGGCCAGCTCTTTGAACGTGGTGTTGCGCAGCACCAGCGCCGTACTGTCGTGCTCCGCGACCGGAGACGTGAAGAGCGCATCCCCCTCGCCGGTGCACACCTCGTCGGTCTCGATCGCGAAGTATGCGCGCAGCAGGAACGCCTGCTCCATGAAGGCGTGGTAATAGTTGTCGTACTCGGACGCCGGATCGAGGCTCTCAAAAAGTTCCTTGCCGAAGGACAGCAGGTCGCGGGCGGCAATGTAGAACGCGGACTGCTCGGCAATCACCTGCAGCCGGTCGGCCACGCGGTGCCAGCTCGAGCCCGCGTCGAGGCTCACCTCCAGCAGCACGCCGATGGCCTTGCCGTCCGCGGTCGGCACCGGTCCAACCTTGCGGCGCCGGCGCACCTGGTCGGCCTCATGCTCGAAATCCCAAGGCGTGGAGTAATCGGTGAACGCGCCGGTCTCGCGGTCGTATTCGGCATGCACCGCGGCGATCTCACCAGATGCGTCGATGCCCCACAGACGCCCGACCAGGCGATTCTGCCCGTCGCCATGGTTCGGGCCATCGGGCTGAAACCGGTTGAAAAATTCGCTTCCCGTGTCGGTTGCGAATGGGCTGCTGCTGTACGCCTGGTCGCGGAAGGTGGTCTTGTCGCCTTCATCCACGTCATCCCAGCGTTCGTCCGGCTTCCACAAGGGCACCAGTGCCGCGCGTACCACGCGCCATTTCTTGTCGCCGATGACGACGACGCGCCGCAGGGTGTTGCCGTAGTCCACCTGCAGGTTGGCGTTGACCACGTTGTTGGCGGCGAGAATGTCCGTCACTGCGCGCGGCTCCCCGTCGCCATCCAGGTAACCGCCGTCGCGCTCCAGGCCGAGCTCGACCACGGCGCCATCTGCCGGCGCCCAGAAGTTCAACTCGCTCAGCAGGAACACTTCGTCCTCTTCGCTGTCGTTGAGGTGCACGACGGACCAGTAGATACCCGCCGCCTTGGCCAGGCGCTTCAAGGCCTCCTCGATCGACAGTCCTTCAACTGTCAGGTTGTCGGCGCGGCGTACGGTAAGATCGAGCCAGGAGTCCACCGGGCGGTCCTCATCTTCGGGCACGTCGCCCTCCGCCAGGTCATACCACCACTCGTCTTCCGGACCGGTGCGGTCTTCCGCGGTGAACAAATTGCCTGGACCCACGATCGGCGGGGAATTCTCCGGGTCGAAAGGCAGGTGCACGCGCACCAGGTAGCGCAGCGCCTGCAGGAGCGTCCAGTACTCCGCTTGCGGATCGCCCTCATAGGTGAACAGGTGGATCGGGCCTTCATGCACGAGCTGGTCCGTGGGCTTGAACAGCACCGGGCGTTTCATCCGATTGGGTTTGCCACCAGCATTGAAGATGCAGGGCAGTGCCCGCACGTACTTGGCCAGGTCCTCCCAGGCCATGTCGACAGGATCCTCGGATGGCGGGTCCTCCGCGGCGAGCGTGTCCCACGCCGCCTGGCTCAGCATGTAGCGCCCCTGGATCTGGGCGCTGCGCATGCCGGCAGCGCGGTGCAGGCAGTCACGCAGGCGCAGCGAACGGTTGTAGGTCACCTGGTTGCCGGCGCTGCCCAGCTGCAGCATGCGTGCGTCGAGGAACCCGCGGGCCACGAACGTGATGCCCGCCAGGTCATCCGGTTCATCAGGCAGGATGCCGATCGCGCATTCCACGCGCGGCCCGTACATGGTGTTGAAGTCGGCATCGCTGATCTCTTCCTGGATGACGGTCTCGTCGCGGCGCATCAACCCGTGGAAGTTCACGTCCAGTTCCGCGCTGCCGTGGCCGAACACGCCGCAGATGACGCGCCGCACTGCCACGCGTTCATCGAACACGAGCCCGGCCTCGGGATCCTCCGGCTGCCGGAAGAATCCCAGGCGTGTGGCGCGTTCGCAGGCTGTCGTCGGTCGGGGCATATGATCAGGCTGCAGGCTTTAGGCTGCAGGCTCCAGGTCGTGTGCCACTGCTCTGCGAGCAGTGCGTCTACGCTACAGTCCCATCCCCATCCGTTGCGGCGCGCTCGTCCCGCTGCCGCTATTTGCGCCCGCGCCCAGTGCATTGGCGGGCGAACTCCCCCGCACGCGGAAGTCGTACGCTGCGGGGTTCACGAAGCGCGGGTCCGCGACGACGCTGGCCGCGTCGCTCAATTTGTCGGCCGCGGTGGAAACGTAAGTCGCCCACGCCGTTTGCACTCCGGAGATTCCCGACGCCAGCGTCACGTTGGCCCCGCCCAGGCCAATCACATTAGTGCCCGACGCCCACAAAACATTGCCCTCGAAGAAGTTGTTCCACGTGTTGGCATCGGCATCGTCTGCGCCGGGGTCAATCAGGTACGCCGTACTCCCCTTGAGGATGTTCCCGGCGATGCAATTGTCGGTCGCATTCGTGCCGTCCTGATTCGTGTCGATGGTCAGCGCTGATGTGTCTTCCGCAACGATGGTGTTGCCGATGACGTCGTTGTTTTTCCCGCCGGGAATGTAGAGAGCCGCATCCGTCGCCATGTTGCAGTAGATGGTGTTGCGGGCAATGACGTTGTCGTCGGACTTGAAGACGAGATTCCCCGCGCTCGAACTGCTCGGCGTGATGAACGTGTTGTCGTACATCCGCACGTGGCTGGCACCCACGCCTGCAAAGAAGTTGTGATTCGCGGACGCGTGGGTCCACCGAAAGGTGTTGCGCGCCACGACGATGCTTTCAAACGCGCTCGTGTTTACCGTGGCATCCCCGCCATCGGTTTCCTTCCCGAGAAGAATGGCGTGGTGGTAGGTGAACTCCAAATCGTTATCGCGCACCTGCACGCTTCGCCAGTTTCCGGGCGAAGTCAGCAGCTTGCCCACCGAGCCGGTGCAATGCGAAAACCGCAGGCGCGTGCCGTAGCCGTTCAGGGCCGTGCCGCCTACAGCGGTTCCGTCCTGCAGAAAGCCCGTCGTGCTGGCGGCGATGGACTCATCGAAATCGATGTAATCAAAGTCGAGGGTAGCAATGTCGACGGCGCGAACGTTGCCAGAAAGCGGGATCGACATCCCGATTGTGGTCTGCAGCATTGGGCGCGTCGTCACGCCGAGAAATCCAACAGAGCCGACGTCGCTCGCAATGCGCGATAGGTAGGCTTTGCTCGTCAGACTGCCGCCCTCCATGTACAGGTCGGTCGACGATGAGCTTGAACCTTGAATGACGAGGCCGAAGCCTCCACTCGCATCGTTGCGGATGTCGCAATTGATAAGCCGAAGGTCGGTTGCCACCGTGTTGATTATCGTGCTGGTGGGGTTGTTGCTGTTAATTCGGAACCCGTTCAGCGTGATAGTTCCGGTGGAACTTCCCTCGATGCTTATCGCGGCGTTGCCGCTGACCGAATCGCTCAGAAGGGGGTAAAGCCCGCCCGAAGCCACGCCGGTGAACGTGACGTTGGCGTTCGCGTCATCGAATACGACGAGCTTCAGGTAGTTGGGGTCCATGCCCTCATAGGTGGCAAAGGCGACGGATACCGTGTGCGTTCCGCCGATGGCTGTTTGGGCCGCCTTGTTTATCGTTCCGAATGGCCCCGTGGTCGTCCCGCCCGCCGTGGCGGCGAGCCCGGTGTTGTTGTTGCTTCCCTTAACGAGCCGATAGGTGACAGTGTCGTACGTTCCGCTCGACAACGCCGCGCCAAATTCGAGTCTCTTGGTCGAGCCCACATAGCCGGCCGTCGCCTTGCGACACTCCCCGCGGCGGGATCCGCTGAGGATGAGAATTCCGCAGTTCTCATACACTCCGTTCGACGTCGCGGCGTCGCTGGCAAGGATGATGTGCGTGGAGTCTCCGCCAGCCTGAGCCGTTCCCGAGATCGAGCCGTTGGTGGTAATGACGCAGTCCGAGCCGTCGACGTAGTATTGCGTCGCGATCGCCGGCAGAGCCAAGCTCACCGCGAGCAGCCATCCGATCCGAGTTGCGAGTGTTCGTACGCGCATCCCTGCGCCTCCTAAATCGATGAAGGCATCAGCCTTCTCTTCAGGCTCCCGCATTGGTTGCCTTCAGCCCCAAGTCTCAAGTCTCAAGCCTAATAAAGCCCCACAATGTCCGTCGCGGTCGTGCCCGTCGCCTTCACGATGCGCACGCGGTAAGGCAGGATCGATCCCGGCGGAACGTCCGGGAATCCAGTGCTGGTCGCGTCGTCGACCATGAACACCGTCAGGTTCCCGCCGCCGCCGACATAGATCGCGCGCGTCACGCGGGCCAGTTCGTTGGTGTTGTGCGGCGTGATCGCCGCGGCACTCCGCGCCGGACTGTCCGGCGTCACGGCCCAGCTCTTCCAGCTGTCCGTTGATTGGGCCACCGCGGTATTCCGCTCGCTCCATGCCGCGAAGCCGATGAGTACCAGGAGCAGCAGCACCATGGCACCCAGCAGCAACCGTTTCATTTTGTAGTCTTCGCTCTTCATGGGTTTTTCCTAATCCGGTATCGGAACCTGTCCACTCAGCACCAGGAAGGTGATGTTCACTTCCCGCCGCACCCAGCCGTTCATGGCGCCGCCGCGGATCGTGTCCACGCGGCCGGCCGGCTGCACGCCCGTGACGATCGCGGTGGTGAAGGTGCGGTCGTCGCTCGTCACCAGCTCGCCGGCGTCGCCGTTGCGCTTCGCGGTTTCCGCATCCGCGATGATCTGATTCATGATGGCCAGCGTGCTGCAGCGCAGCGCCAGCCGCCACACGACGTTGCGGCCGCGTGCTCCCAGCACGCGCCGGAACAGCCCGCTGAACCCGACGAAGCTGTAGTCGACGCTGGCCACGTCCAGGTCGCCGGTGTCCACCGCGCAAACGGAATTGGCCGTGCCCGCGGTCGCAAGCGCGCCGCCGGGCAGTCCGACATCCAGTCCCGTGAAAGTCGGAGTGACCATCAGTCTCGCGCCGCCTCCAGGCCCTCGTCCGCGGGCGCATGCAGGCCGGGTTCAGGCCCGGCGTTGTGGTACATGGTGCCGACGTTGTAATTCGTGACGCGCACGTCGCGCTCCGCAGCACTCAATTTTCTGGAGACGTCCGCCAACCGGTCATCAGACAGGCCGACCTGCAACCCGCCGCCACGCACTTTTTTCAAAGCCTCATCGACTTCGCTGGTGTTCCCTCCGCGCTTGCGCAGGTCATTCGCACGGCGCTCCAACTCTGCGGCGGTCTCCTCGTCAATGAATACCTCGTCGAGCCTCTTCACCGATTCGAAGGCGGAGATTTCTCCGCTCGCGAGCTTGCGTTCAAACTCCCGTTTCCCGATGTTGCGGGATTGCTCCAGCGGGGCGAGTTCCTCGCCCGTAACAGCTTCGCGCAAGCGTTCCTGGGCCTGCCCGCGATTCTGTTGAAATGCAATGTCGGTCTGCCGAACGGCCAGCGCGCGATCGACATCCGCGGCCGACGCATTTGCAATCGCTCCGCTGACATCCGAAGCGGCCGCCACGCCACCCGGGCCAAAGGCGTCAGCGGCGCGCTCCCCGCGCACGCCAATGCCACCCAGTTTCTTAGTGAACTTGCTGCTTTGTCCGGCGTCCCTCTCTTGCCCCAAAAGTTCGCGCGTAAGTGCAAAACGCTGCGCACTGGTGAGCGTTGCTGGATCCAGGCCCCGCTGCCGCGCCAGCGTCTTAATGTCTTTGGCCAGGCCGCTTTGTTCATCGAACGCCAGCGTCTCGAATGTGGCGAGGTTCTGCCCGCCGGCCTCGTCACTGGTTTCCGCCTTGCGCGCTTGACCCGCAACCTGCAGCACGTCATCAAGAGCTACGCCGCTCTTGAGTGCCCGCCCGCCTTTCGATGCCACCATTGTGGAGAATCCGCCGACCGTCGTGCCGGCAGCGGCGGCAGCCGCAGCTATCTTCGCGGTTGCGGCCTTGGCGTCCTCAGCGGAGCCGAGCGAACCCGACGCTTCAAGTACATCGAGCAAAGCGTTTTGATCAGTCGTCTCCAGATTGAAAGCACCCACCGCACCAGCAAGCGCCTTGGCAGTCCCGATGTTCTGTGACAAGCCGCCGCGGTCCTTCGTCGCTCGATCGAACGCCTGTCCAAACGCAGTCGCCTGGTCCTCTTTCAACCCTCCCGTCGCAGCCAGGTCGGCCAGGTCGATCCCCGCCTGGCCCGTCGTCTGCCCGGTCTGCGCTGCGAGCTTCCCCGCGCTCTCCGCAAAAGCCCGCGCCGACTCTGCCACTTTGTTTTGCGCCTCCTGCACGCGCTGTAGCTCCTGCCAGTATTCGGTGGCAATGGCTTTCACCGCAGTAAACGCAGCGCCCAATAGCCCCATCGCTGTAAGCAGCTTGCCCGCGCCGGGCGAGACGGTATTGAACACGTCCTTGAGTTGGTCGAACGTTGACTTCGACTCGCTGGCCGCGCTGCCCGCCTGCGAGGTTTTGCGCCCCAGATCCTCCAGGCTCACCCCGACTGAGTTGCACGCGCGCTCCGCTTCCTCCTTGCCGAGCACCTTGATCAGGATGTCGTAGCCGGTCATTTGCGCCATGGGGTATTTCCAACACTAAGTCAGGTGCGGTAGCCTCGGTTACGGCGTCACATCGGCCATCGTCACCATGGTGGCGTACGTGTCGCTCGCTCCAAGCTTGGCCCGCGCGCTCACTGCCACCGTGCCCGTCGCGGTGTCCTGCAGAGCCGGAACGCGCCGGCCCACACGCGTGGCCTTCACGTTCTTGATCGTGACATCGCGCAGGTTGCCGCCCTGCTTGCGTTCGCGCACCACCAGGTTGCTCTCCGCGCCTGCCGCGAACGCGTGCGCCGCCGCCATGGAATTGAAGTTCAGCGACAGCGAAAGCGACCCATCCACCTGGTCGAACTCCTCCGGAGCGCCGTCCCCGCGGAATACTTTCTCGACGAACTGAAATTCGTCGCTCACGTCGAGCAGGCCTTCCACCTGCGTAGGCGTCGATCCGTGCGTCGCCTTCGTCGTGTTGGTGATATGCACTGCTGCCATCGCAGACTCCTTTCGAAATTATGAGTAACTGAACCTGAGCGGCGCCGTGAGCCAGACCAGGCTGGCCGGTTCGCTGCCGGTGTTGTCCTCGCTGAACCATGAGCCCAGCGTCGCATCCGCGGAGATGCCATCCACGTTGCTGTAGATAAAGTCTTTTGCCGCCGCGCGGAGCAGGGCGGTCATCTCTGCCAGCAGCTTGTCCTGAAAGCCCGCCGCTTCAAGGCGTGCCGCAGCCACGATCGTGTAATTCGCGAGTTGCTTAAAGCGGTTGTCGCCCGCGTCGTCGGGAGCCTCATCGTCGGTGACCCAAACCGCCAGCAAGGGAAAAGGCTTCTTCCACTGCATCGGCTCCACGCGCCGGCGCTCGATGGACGTGAAGTAAGCGGTAAGTTCCGGCTGCGCCAGCCACGCCGTCATGATGTCGCTGAAGTCACCCATCTACGATGCTATTCCCAGTTCGCTCGCCAGTCGTCGATTGAATGCCACCTGGAAGACGCCCGTGTTTTTGCGTACGCCCGCGGACAACCAATGCCGTGCAGGCAGCTTCGTGCGCGCCACCAGGAGGAACAGGAAGTACAATTTGCGCTCGACCTTGCGCGGCGTTGTTTGCCCGTTGCGGCCGCGACGCCCGCCAGTGATCTTCATGCGTGCCACCAACATTGGCGGCTTACCCGGACGCTTCATGAGGAACATGTCCGGGTGCGTCTTCTTTGCTTCGCGGGGACCGCCCGGAAATTTGGGCCGGCCGCTCGGAGTCAGTGCGTCCTTCAACGGGATGGCCAATGCCTTGGCCTTCACCGGCAGGATGGGCGGATCACCCGTCTCGTGGATGCGGGCGTAAGCTGTTGCTGGGCCTTGAACTACTCCTATCGATGCCACCAGCGAGCCGTCGTTGCCGACGCGGCGCCATCCCGTGCTCGCCCGCAACTTTCCGCTGCGCACACCCAGCGTATCAACGCCCGTACCCACAAATGCACTGGCAATGACAGCGCCTGTCAGCTCCTCCATGCCAGTGGCCAGCGCCTTGGGCAGTGCGGTCATCAGCCGCGGTCCAAAGTGTCGCGCAAGCTCGATAGCCTTCGCGGCATTGGTCTGGATTTCTATGACCGGAATCGACATCACCCGATCCCCAATCGCGCTGCACTCTTCAGCGGATTGACCACCGCGGTGATCGCTCCGACCACGTCGAGATCGCGCACCACCTGCTCGATGGTCGCGGTGCCGACGTTAAAACTCCGCGCGCCGAAATTCTCCTTGTTCTTGAACAGGTGATGGGCCAGAAACGCCGCCGCCTGCCGCAGTGCCGCCGGCACTTCCGCATATCCCGGCAACGGCGCTTCTTCGTCCGGGATGTCGGCGCGCACCCAGCCGCCGTTGTACTTCACGCGCACCCAGCCGCCGGCGAGCGTGAAGTCGGTGAACAAGTCGCGCCCGTACTCGAGGTGGCTCACGCGCGTCCGCTTGACGGCGTACTCGCTGTTGACCGTGAGCACGTCGGCGGTGTCCACCTCATCGCGCTGCAGGGCGCTGCGCACTTCGATGGCGCCCACGATCGGGAAGCCGGCCAGGTCCACGAACGGCGCCGCACCCTCGTGGTATTCGACGCGGTTCGCGAACGCCTCCAGGAGCGACCGGCCGGCCGCGTGATCGAAGCGCCCGGCATCGGCCGCAATCCAGTTCGATGCGAGCGTGCACATCGTGGCGATGATGACATCGTCCTCGTCATCGTCGCGCCCGATGATGGCCTTCACGTCTGCAGTGGTGCACAGCGCCATGGGTCCTGCCCTTCGTGGCTTCGTCGCTTCGTGCCTACTTAAGCGCCTTCCGCCGGCGCCGGCCCTGGCACCAGCTCGACGGCCGGCGTATCGTCCGGCGCCGTGGTCAGCACGCGCACCAACCGCACCTGGCTGGCGCCGATGGCCGGCTGCATTTCATACCACCGGGCCACGATCTTCCCGCCGACCGGGTGCACGGTGCCTTGCCAGCGCACGCCCGGGATCACCGTCTCGACTTCCACCCAGGTGTGCCCGGTGATCGGAATTCCTTCGTTTGGGTTTACCACGCTTGATCTCCGTATCGTGTGCCACTGCTGCATCAGCAGTGCAGGTTGTTTATGCCTTACTTCACCACATCCGTGTCGCCGTCATCCATGCGGTCGACGATCGCTTCATCGGCGGCCTTGCCGCCCTTGACTTCGACCAGGCTGTTCTTGTTGGCGCGGTACTGCTCGTTGCTGAGCGTGACCTGGTCGCCACGCGCGACGCGGCCCACGCCAGGAATAAACAGCGCTCGCCGAGCCTGATATTGCTTGCCATCTTTGGCCATGAGTTGCTCCTCGTATCCGTGGATTCGACGGCCGTTCGAGGCTGGCTCGAACGGCCGTCGTGATGCCTTCGAATCGTTACGCCACCGGTGCGTCCTGCGGATTGAGTCCCAGCAAGACCCATCCCGCGGTGGTGTTGTTGCCGCCCGCACGCGTGAGTTGCACGCGTACCTGCTTGCCGCCCTGCGCCGCATTGAACCCCAGCTTCTGCTGGGTATCCGATGCCTGGGCCGGCGTCTTCGCGGCCATCTCGTCACGATCGGTGGCTGCCGTGGCGACGTCGTCGCCGTCCTGCAGCTTCGCGGCCAGCGTGCTGTCCGCCCCGATGATGCCGACCAGCAGCACCGCGAGGACCGCGGAATAACCCGTCGCGTCAACAGCGGCGCCGTTGACGGTGCCGGCGCCGGCCGCGGCGGGGGCCACATACTGCAGCACCTTCACGGCGTTTTTGGGGTTGCGAAAGAACATTGGCTTTTTCCTTATCAAGTCCGGCCAGGGGCCGGCGTTGTTTTTCCTAAAGCCTGCAGCCTAAAGTCTGCAGCCTGTTCGCTTACGCATCCGCAGTCTTGATGATGGCCGCGGCGTTCGGCCAGGCGACCTTCACGCCCCAGCGCGACAGCGCCCGAATGGCGTTCTGCGCATTGCGGAAGCGCGCGTGCGGGCTGTACGCAATGACCAGCCGGCTGCGCGTGCCGAGCTTGATGGCCCGGCGCAGGTCGCCGAAGATGCCGAACTTGGTTCCTGGCGCCTCATCCGCCAGGCCGGGCAGAATGTCCGCGTACGTCACGTCCTTGCCCAGGATGCGCGACACGGCGCCGTTGGTCGGTTCGGTGAACAGCGGCCGGCCCACGCCGTCCTTCACGTCGGCGAGGATGTACTCCAGGTCGCTGCTTACCAGCACGCGGCAGTTACCCTCGCGGCGCACCTCGGCGGCGACACTGCCGAACAGATTGATGAAGTCCTTGTAAGCAATGTCGCCGAAGCCCGTCTTGCCGGCGGGCATGGTCACGACCGTAACGTCGGCGTGGTTGAGCAGGCCCACGAACTTGTTGAAGGGCTTGGTGCCGTCGCCCAGGAAGCCGCAGTCGTCGACCTTGCGAGCCATGCCGCGCGCGATGCGGTTGGCCCACAGCTCGCCGTAGTTGACCACGGCGTCCTCATCCAGGCTGACGCTCCACACGCCGTACGCGCCGAACAGCTTGGCCTCCAGCGTGAGTTGCTCGAAGTTGAGGGCCTTCTCCGGCAGCTCCTCACCTTCCTCTACCGCCACGACTTCCATGTCGTTGGAGTCCTTGGCGAAGGTGGTCTTGTCGCTGCCCATCGGGACCGGGTCGGCGAACTGCGGCAGAATGCCGTAGGCCTTCATAGCCGCGGTGATCACGCCGCCGAACTCCGGCGGGGAGAGGTAGCCGCCCAGCTCGTCGCTGGAAACGGCGCCGGCGCGTTCGACATCCTCAACGCGCTTCACCTCCAGGCCGTGCTTTTCCAGAGCCTGCTTGCTCTTGGCGTTGCCGGTGACCACCACGCTCATGAAGTGCCCGAATGCCGCAGCGGCCGTGCGGTTCGGCATCACCCGGCTGTGATCCTGCGCGTGGTAGCCGGGGTCGTACTTGACCAGCTCGCTGCCGCCGGCCTCGCCCTGTGCGGCAACCAGGCGCTCGTACTTGGCGAGCGCATCGGTCACTTCCTTCAGCCGCGCGCCGGTGTCGGCCTTGTTCTCGTTGAGCGCCTTCTCCAGCGCGTCCCACTTGGTCTTGAGCGCGGGGATTTCCAGCGGGTTGTCCGCGCGCCCCTTGATGTCGTCGAGCGCTTTCTTCAAGCGCTCCTGCCCGTCGGCCAGATCCTTCACTGCGCCGGCGAGCTTCTCGATGCCCTGTGTTGGGTCCATTCCTGGACTCCTTTTCAAAGGAACTTCCGTGTTCTCGCGCTCACGCCGCGCGCAGCTTGTTCACGGCAGCGCACGCCTCCGCGATGCGCTGCCCTGCTAATTCGTCTTCGCTCTCTCGGCCCATCAGTGCTTTGAGGTTGGCAACCGCCGCTTCCATCTGCGCCAGCCGTACGACCGTTTCCGCGGCGCACCACTGCTGCATCTTCAGGGCCACATGGTCCGTCACCAGGCAGTTGCTGTTGGCCGGCACGCTGCAGGCGGACAGCTCGCGCAGCGTGGCCTTGGTGTACGTGTAGATGCCGTTGACGGTCTTGGCTTCGTCGGCGCGGAAGCCCACGCTGAAAGCCCGGCCGTCTCCGCCGCGGTAGAGCTTCCACCACTCTTCGGCCATGTTCGTTTCCGCGAACCGCACCACGGCCACCAGGGCCGTGCCCACCGGCTTCACTTCCAGCACGCTGCCGATCTGGGCGGGATACCCACTATCCAGGCGGCGCAGGTGTGCCGGCAGGAGCACGGGGTTGCGCATGAACGCGGCGATGCTGTCATCGAACGCGCCCACCGCGATCGACTCCTCATAGGTGTCGACGGTCGGGTCAGTGATCACGGCCGTGACCGTGCGCTTGTCCTTGTCGATCGAGCCCTCGCGCACGCAGAGGCGCGCAATGCGCGTATCGAGTTCGTCCGCGGGGATCCACTCCCGCGCTGCCGTGGGCACGTACTCGCGCACGTTCCAGATGTTGCGTTCGCGCCTGTCACTCATCGTGCGAATCCCCCTTGCCCCGCGTCCCGCCGCTCGCGCACCAGGTCCGCGTACGTGTACATACCCAAGCGCTCCGCGGGATCGGATTTGCCGGCCAGTGCCTTGGGCACGCTCACGCACGAGCAGTTGATGCGGTTGCCCGCGGAAAGATCGGTGTAGCCCGGATAAGGTGCATCCTCCCAGCCGCTGCCGTCACTGCGCCGCAGGAGGTAATTCTCCGCGATGGGGATGCCGTCCTTGCTGCGCTGCTCGCACTCCCGATGACTGGCGCGCACGCTGGCCTTGCCGCTGGTCAACCAGCGCTTACCGTCGATGCCCGCCTGCACCATGCCCTGTTGCCGGCCGGCGCACAGCGCCTCATGAATCTCCGTTTGTGCGATGACGTATCCGCGCGACTGCCAGGTTTCTTCGAGCAGCGCGTTGAGGCGCGCATCCAGCTCCGCCAGCGTTTCACCGGCGCGCATACCCTCAGTGAGCGTCTTGCGCACCTGGTCGCGTGTGTCGGCATTGATACGCACAACCTTGGTGGCCAGTTGCTCGATGACCTTGACCGTCTTCGGATCGTGAATGGTGAACGTCGCGCCGCCGATTTCGTCCGCTATCTGCTTGCCGCCCAGATCCACGCCGTCGCTGAGCGCCGGCCGCATGACCGCGATGATCCTGTTGTCTTCGACGCCGCCGGCCTTCAGATCGAAGATGATGCGTTCGATGGCATCGTTGATGTCGTCTTTGCCGCTTTCCGTTGGCGTGGCCGGGCTGGGGATGTACGGCAGCACCGTGCCCGCAAGCTTGTTGCGCATGTCCCCGACCTGACGCTCCAGGAACGGGCGCACCACCTGCGTGGCCACGCGCTGCGTCAACGGCGACCAGGAGGCGAGCCAGCGCTGGTGCAGCGCGTTCTGCGTGGCGGTTATCCGCACGAGTCCAAGAATCTCATCTGCAATGGCGCGGGCCTTTTCTTCGGGCGTGGGCGTGACGGGCGTCTTCGGCGGCGTCGTGCTCGCGGCCGGCGGTGTCGGCTCACCTTCGGGCGCCGTGCCCACGGCCAGCAGCGCCCGCGCTTCGGCGACGGCGATGTCCATGGGGATTTGCCCAACCGGGATCATCGGCACTTCACGGTAGGGCTGCTTGGGTAGCGGGAAGCCCCACGTCTCGATGATCTCGTTTCCGGAGAAGCCCTTGCCGAGCAGCTCAGACGCCTTGACGACCGTAGCGATTTCCTGCTCGCGCAGGCACTGCACGTCGGCGGTGTCCAGGCGGAGTTGCAGCCGGCCGCGATCGCCGCGCAGGAATATGGCATTGACGATGCCTTGAATGCGTCCCTTCAGCGGCAGACCCGTCATCGTCCAGAACGTCGCCTGCTGGATGGGCGCGCTGTTGTATTGCGCCTGGTCCATCAGGTTCATGAACAGCGGGGGCATGCCGAAAGCCGTAGCGATGTACATGGCCATCAGGCGCAGGCCTTCCTGCCACTGCATGTCCTTCATGCCACCGACCCCGCGATCGAGCTTCACTCCGCCCGATAGCAGCACCGGGTTGCCGGCGTTCTGCTCACCGGTGTAGCGCTTGCGGATATTCTGCTGGGCTTCCTCGCGCTGCTCTTCCGTAAGCGTCGCGTCGGTGCTGAACACGGCGCCCACCTCGGCGCCGTTCTTGATCGCATTCTTGAAGAGCTTCACCCCGCGGTTGAGTGCTTCGATGGACTCTTCGGACACGCTCACGCCCGACAGCCCGTCGTCGCGCTTGCGCGGGTGGTAGTCGCGCAGCGCAAACACTTCCGAGAGCACCAGGCGCTGGCGGCTTCCCGAGTCCCAGGGCATGTAGTCGTAACCCACGATCGTGCGCCCGATGCGTACCGGTTCGATCTCGCTACGGCTGGCCACATAGATGCGCCGCTGGCTCGTGGACATGCCCGGCTTCCAGCCTGGCTCGAGCAGGTACGCGATGCCATCGAGAGCGAAGTGCGTGAGCATCGCGATGAGCAGCTCGTCCCCGCTCTGCTGCTCATTGGGTTTTTCCACAAGCTGCAGATAGGGGTGATTGGGATCGTCGATCTGATTGCCGCCGGCGTCATACAACCGGACGGGCAGTCCGCCGAGCGATCCGGCCAGGGCCTTCACGGCGGCGCGCACGAACACGTTGGTTTCGTAGGGATTGGCGCTGCCGGCGCTGGACAGCCGGATTGCCGCCCAGATTTCTTCAAACGGCTGCAGGCCGGAATCGCTGCGCGTAACGAAGCTCGCCACCGCGCGCCCCGCCCGCGTGATTCCGTCCCAGGCCCGCTTGATGATTGTGTTGGCCATATTCGTTACGCCACCTGTCCCGGCCCGTAGACCCCGGTCGAAATTTTTTCACATACGGGATCCGGCTTTAACTGTTGCGGCCCAACCTCGATCACGTCGATGGCGCCAACGCCGACGTCGCCCGCCGCTTCGATCGCCAGGGCCAGGCCCCAGAATTCGTCCGCGTGGCCGGCGTCGTCGCGTTCGCCCTCGAAGCGCACATTGCCCGCGGCCGTCACCGTCTTGCGCACCTTGTGCAGCCCCTCGCGAATCTGGGCATCGTCGGGAACGCGGATCGTGCGATCTTCGAATCGCGTTCGAACCGGTATCGCCAGGGCTTCCTTGACCGGCCCGGTGAACACGACTTCCTCGACCGCGGAGTTTCCAAGGGTGGCCTTCAGGCCATCCGAAATACCGATGCCCAGGCCGGTTGCATCGACGCACGTGCGCCGCACTTTCGCGGCTCGTGCTGCGGCCGTGAGAATGGCAACCTGCTGCGGGATGGGCATGCCCTTGAGCACGATGATGCGCCGCGTCCACAGCACGTCGCCCGTTCGTTGCAGGAACCATCCGACCGTGAGGTCTTTCTTGCGACCCACGTCGATGCCCAGGTACATCGGGCCGGCGTCTGCAACTTCGATCAATGGCTCATCCGGCCGCGGGCAGCTCGCATCCTCGCATGTGGCGATGAGTTGGTACGTCAGCCAGGCCGACGATTCCGCGCTCGGCTTGCAGCAGTACTCCTGCTGCCAGACTTCCTCGCCGCCGCAACCCGCGTGCTCCTCTTCGAGAAACCCCTCGACAGTGAACTTCGTGCCCTGGGTTTCGTTGATCAGCCCGACCAGGCCGTCCTCGCAGGCCTTGAAAATGTCCACGTAATGATGCGACCACGGCGCGATCTTGTTACCCGCACGCACCTTCAGGCCGGCGGCATAGGCTTTCGCGTCCAGGCAGAACTGATTGAACTTCGATCCCTCACCGTTGTGCGAACTACCGATCGTCATCCGTCCGCCCCAAGTCATCACGGGCTTGGCGGCCGCGTACAGCGCGATGGGATCATCGTGGAAGGCGAACTCGCTGATGGTCACATCGCCGCCCTTGGAGCGCATCCTGCGCGGCGAACTCGTCAGGCAGTTGATTCGCGCGCCGCTGGGGAAGCGAATGCAGAAGGCCTTGATCTTGCCCTTGTGATCCTCCGCTTCACCCATCGTGTCTTCGAAGTAATCCGCCACGCCCTTGGCCCGCTCGAACCAGTAGCGGCAGTACTCCGCAAACTCGAAAGCCGCGCTCTCGTCCGCGGAGGTGTACCACAGGTCGCGCGTGATGGTTTCTTTGATCCGGGCCATGGTCTGCTTGTATGACTCGCAGTAATCGAAGCCGACGCGCCGGCTCTTCTCCACGATCATGAAGCGGGACATGTCGTCCTGCATCCGATGGTGGTAAGGCAGCCACCGCACCTTCTTGGCTCGAATACGTTCCGTCATGCCGCTCGATCAACCTCTTCCAGGAGCCGGGCCACTTCGGCCAGGCTCACCGTCTTTGCACCGCCCGCGGCCGCGTCCGGCTTGGCCGCGGCTTCGATCTTTGCCTTCGCCTCCGCCAGGCGCAGCTTGAACACGTGCAGCTCGCCCTTGCGCTGATCCTCGCGCATCTCCATCAGCGTCTCGATGGCCCGCAGTTGTCCGCTGGTTTTGTCCGCGACGAGCATCCCCTTGATCACCGTGCCCATCGCGGTCATCTGCACCGCGTCCAGCTTGCTGCGGTCAATGCCATACGCATCGATCAGCCCGTCGAGGAATTCCTTCGCATCCAGGGCGATTTCCAGTTGCCGCTCGCGGCGCCGGACCGTGGCATATTCCTGCAGCGTGCGCAGCGCCATCGCGGCCTGCACCGCGGGGAACTCGGTATAGATTTCCGTTGGGCTTTTCCCCATGTCCAGCAGGGCGTCGATCTCGGCGCGCAACGCGGCCGGGATTTCGTCGATCGCCTTGTTGCCTCTGCCAGTCTTGGCCATCGGAATCAGGCTTCAGGCTCTGCGCCCTCCGCGTCCTCCTGTTGGTTGCCCTTATCCCGCGGCCTTGCTCAGCTCGCGGATCATGTTGTTGACCCTGCGCAGCGCCTCGCGGTTCTTGCCGATGCGCTCCACGCCGTTGCGCAGGCTGTCCAGCGCCAGCTCGGTCACCGCCAGCAGGTTCGCCTCACCGTCGGTGTCGTGCAGTTCCGTCATCATCCGCGACGTGTGCCGGTCATGTTCCGCGAGCAGCAGTTCCTTCTCGCGCTCCAGATCCATCAGCCGCCGCTGTTGTGCTTCCGTCAGGCTCACTTGAACAACTCCAATCCCTTGGGCACCACGATCTGCAGAAACGATTGCAGCAGCGACACGATGATCGCGGTGGTCGCGACCACCTTGGCCACGCTCACGTTGAGCTTGTTGACGGCCTCACGGTGCCGCGCATGTTCCGCGTCACTGTTCTTGACATGCCGCTCGAACTCATTTTTGGGCAGATAGTCCTTCTCGATGGCTCCGATGCGTTCGCTCTTACGCGTGTCCAGCGCGAACAGCGTGCGGATGTCCTCGCGCGCCGTGGACACCAGTGCCCGCGTCTCCGCGGTGAGCCCCTCGCACTTCACGGCCAGGTTGGCGTTGGCCGCGGTGAGGTGGTCGAGCCGGTCGGACATGCTGTCCATCCGCCCGACCACATTGTTCACGTCCGCGCGGATGCCGGCGAGTTGTTCCGCCAGCCGTCCCCGGCCATCGTTGCCCTGAGGCGTCGTCACCATCACGCCGTCCCCTCCGTCGCCGTCCAGGCGATCGCGTCATGGCCGCTGTACGTGCAGCGCCTTTCGGGGCCGCGTTTGACCAGGCCGAGCCGTTCCATTTCCGGCAGGCGTCGCGCCACGACGTAGCGGTCGAAGCCGCTGTGGTGGGCGATCTCTGAACTCGTCTGCGGTGTGCCACTGCTCTGTGAGCAGTGCGCCTTCATCCAGTTCAGGATCCGCGTGCGCTGCTTGCCGGCTTCGCCGCTCGCTTCGTGCGCTTCGCCGGCCTTGATGCTCGTGCCAGGATCGGTGGGTCGTGCGTTTGGAGAATCGAACAGCGGACCCGCCGCGTCGCGTTCCGCATTCGCACTTCGTGGCCATTCTGAAGGTCGCTTAGGCATCACTCCGCTCCCGCCCCGATGGGCTGTTCGAGTGCTCGCGTCTCCGCCCGCACGTGCGCTTCCGTCAGCGCCGCCATGAACAACGCCTGCACCAGTCGCGTCATTCGGCCGCGTTGCTTGCGGGCGTGGCCTGCCAGGAATTCCGCAAACTTCACCGGCCCCATCTCGGCGGCAGCGCACAGCTCGCAACACGTTTCGGCGCTGAGCTTCGCGGCGACATCGCGCAGCCGGGCCCAACGCTGATCGAGCAACGCCTGCGCCAATTGCAGTCGCCGCTCGCGTTGAGCCGTGGTCGGAGTCAGGTTGTCCTGGTTTCGTTCCATCGTTCTCTGTGCCGCGAGCCTCAAGCCCCAAGCCTCAAGCCTAGTAATCTCCGAGGTTTCTCCAGATCACCGTGATCGTCCCCGTGATCGTGCACGAGTCCGACGCCGTCACGTCGTTGCCTTCCCACGCCGAGTTGAGGAACAGATCCACCGCGGTGCTTGTGCCGTCGAGCGCCACGTCCGTGGTCGCCACCTGCGTGATCGTCTTTGATCCGCTCGACAGGTCGCCTTCCGCTTTGGTCAGGATGTTCTGCTCGGTGGTCGCCAGTGCGTTGTTGTCGGTGCCCACCGTTGTGGATCCGACGCCCCAGTCGTACGTGGCCGATTCGCTGAAGCCCGTGGATCCGCAATGGATCGCGAGGTTCATCGTCGCCCCTTCGAATTCCACGTATCCGGCCGGCCCTTCGTAGAGTTTGATGACGCCGTGCGCGCCGTTGGAGTTCGCATCGGTGATGGTCATCGCGGCCGCGGTCAGCGTGAACACCGTCTTGTGCGTCACGCCGTCGCCGTATTCAGCCACCGTGACGCCGGCCGATACCGCGGCCGTGGCCAGGTCGCCCGCGCCCGCGTCGCACACCAGCGCCTGCGCATCGGTGCTGATGACGCCATCCGAGTTGATGTGCAGCACGCCGCCATCGTCGATGACAATGCGGTCCCCGCCGTCATCCAGATAGACCTTGGTGGAGTGCCCGCCATCGGCGCGAGCACTGGCCACGTTGGCAAGCTGAATGCCGAGTGCGATGCATGACACAATGATCAGTGCGATGCCCAGTCGTTCGCTGCGGTTGAATCGTTCGCTTCTCACGTTCATCGTCTCCGTGTGCCACTGCTCTGTGAGCAGTGTTCTCAAGTTCCAAGTCTCATCAGTCTCGCCACACCCCAAGCAGCTCCGGCGAGGAGCACGATCAGCACCGCGATCTGCCACCGGCGTCGCCGCAGTCCCGGGAAGAATCCCAGCAGCAGCCAGAGCAGGATCGACGGGCGCTCTTGCGACATCACGCGTCCGCATCCAGTTCCCGCTGGCCCGCAGCAGTAATGACAATTTGCGGCTCGCGTGCGGGTATTCCATGCGCCGTCAGTGCCGCCCGCACCGCTTCTTCGACGCTGACGCTTTGCAGCTCGACGAGTTCTCCCGGGATTGCGTTGACCTTCGGCAGGCTCTTGGCCCCGTTGTCCTCGTGCGCGATGCCCAGGATCAGGGCCGCGCCCACACCGAGGATCGTGAGCACCATCGGCTCGCTAAGGTTGAGCCCGTATTCCGCGGCATAAGCAGCGACCACCGTGGCCAGGGCCACGCGGACCTTGCGGCTCTGCAGGGGTTTTACCAATCGCGTTGCCCAGTTAGGGAGTGCCATTGAGAAGCTCCTCTATGATTTCGTCCGGGGTCTGTATGTCGTCTTGCGGCGCAGGTGCGGGACTCGGCGGCGGCGTGGCACGGGCATCCTGCCCGTGGTTCATTCCTGCAGTCTGCGGCCTGCAGTCTGCGGCCTGTGCCTTCGCCGCCAGGTGCACGTGCACGTGCAGATCGCGGCAGCCCGCCGTTGCCAGGCTGAGTATGGCCCCAAGTCTCAAGCCCCAAGTCCCAAGCCCAACAGCGGCAAGTGCCGCGAGGCCGGACCTCCCTGTCCAACCTCGCGGCGCCCTCGTCACCTCGCGCATGTGCTGCTGAGATTTCAAATCTCAAATCCTGTGTGCCACTGCTGTGTCAGCAGTGTTAGCCTTTCAGCGGCGGCGTCTCGATCTCCACGCCGGCGAAGCGCGGCTCCGCATCGATCGCGGCGGACACCGCGTCCTTGGCTTCGTCGAGCCGGTTCTCGGCGAGGGCATATCCTTGCCGCTGCACGGGGGTCGTGTCGGGCGATTGCTGCCTGCGGATCGCCTCCTTCTTCGCCTCCTCGATCGCCCCGAGCAGTTCGCTAATCGTGATTTTCATGGTGGTTTTCCCTTTTCTCAGGGTGGGCACCGCCCACCATTTCCGTCCTCAAGACTCAAGCCCCAGGGATCATGTCCACAGGACATGGTCGGCCCGGGCCGTTAACTGACTCCTGTTGGATCTTCCAGCTTCGCCGGCTGCATCGCCGGAATATTGGTTTTCCCTGCGTCGCTCGCCCCGCGAATGACCGGCGGCGGAACCACGCCTGGCTGGCCCGCATCGGCCTGAGCGTGCCCGGAAATCTGTCCGCTCACGCCGACCAGGCGGACCACGGTTTTCGCATGGATGCCCGTGCCGAACAGGGCCAGCACCTCGACTTCGTAGCCGGGGTTGTTGGCCTGGGCGGAGGCCTGCAGCGTGCTGGTCCGCGTGCTGGTTTCCTCCATCGCCTTGGTCACCGCCGGGCCGATCACTTCCTGGTTGATGGTGGTCCAGGCCCGTTCCAGTTCGGTGGTCTGCGGCGCACATCCCGTGGTGCAACTGCCCAACAGCCCGCTGGTCGCGAGCGTCGCGAGCAGCGTCAGGATTGTGCTCGCATCGAATTTCAGGGTCATCGTTTGGACTCCTTGGTTTTTCCCAACATGAGTTATTTCCCAATTCGCAGTCTTGCGCAAATCCGTCTTGTTTCCAGCCGCGAAACGCTTGTGCCACGACGTGGCACCACGTCGCCGGATGGCGGAGGGTGAGTCCGCCATCCGGCCCGTCGTCGTCATCGCGTCAAAGTGTTCATATGGGCGGGCCGTGATGGTATTCCCAACGGCCGGAGTATTGGTTTTCCCTAAAGCCTGCAGCCTGGAGCCTGCCGCCTGAATGGCGCTGCGGGCGGGTGTGCCCCGATCCCCGCCCGCAGCAGCCGCCCCAAGCGTCGAGTGTCGGTCCAGGCCCAGAGCCACGAAGCTCAACAGTTCCGGAAGGTGCGAAGTGGCGGGCCGCCCGTTAGGGCGCGTCGCCGCCCGCGGCCTGAGTGTGGTGCCGCGGCTCTCTTGCGTAGACCTGCGTAGCTTCGTGGCTGTGAGTCCGGAGGATGGCTTGGGGGGTGAGGCCTGGGAAGTGAGCAGGGGTGCCACTGCGGAGCCTGTCCTCGACGCGCGAGCGTTCGCGCGTCGGGGGCGAGCAGTGCGCCCTCCGTGGCTCCGTCGCTTCGTGGATTCGTGGCTTCCTACGCCGATCATCCCTGATCCCTTGGCACCGGCATCCTTGCCGGTAAAAACAAACACGCCGAGCCGTACCCGCAGTGCAGGAACCCGCTCGGCTTCATGCCGCGATCAGAGATTTTTCCCGGGCTTCAGGGCGTTACCACACGCCCGTCGAATGGTTCGACGCCTCTAATAAAGTTGTCACAAAGAGGTGTGTCAAGACCGTTATGACAAAAATATTCACCAGGGTTTTGGTTTCTTGCCCTTGTGCCGCGCTTCGCAGTCGCCGTTCCCTTTGGTGTAACCCTCCTTGTAACCAGTGTCTTTTCCCTCTTCGAACCCGCGCGTGTACGCGGCCTTCTCGGCGGCCTCGATCTTCGCCGTATCGTCCAGGCTCAGCTCTCGATTGCGCTCCTGCTGATACTTCAGGCTCTCCCTCGCGGTTTTCAATTCTCCCTCGCATGTGACCAGGTCATTCGCCGTGTCGACCCAGCGCTGGTGGGCGCCGTCCGCACTCTTCTTTTCGGCTTCAATTTGGCCGTTCAGTGCATCGATCGCCTTCTTCTGTTCCGCCTTCAG